TACATCACCAACTCCACGATCTACGGCGGGTTCAAGACCACCACCAAGGTGGGCACCGATGCCGTGTTCGTGCTGGAGCCTGGCGGCACCGTCAACGGCTACCCCGTGGTCCGCTCGAACCAGATCGCTTCCGGCGACGTGTTCTTCGGAGTCTGGAACCAGATGATCATGGGCATGTGGGGCGCCCTGGATCTGCAGGTGAACCCCTACGCGCTGGACAAGTCCGGCGGTGTGCGGGTGACGGCGCTGCAGGATGTGGACGTTGCCGTCCGCCATCCTGAAGCCTTCTGCCGCGGCAACAACACCCTGTGATCATGGACCTCCTGATCCTGCGCCAGACCTCCATCGCCGGCCGGCCCGCTCGGGTCGGTGATGTGGTGGAGGTTGGCGACCGCGACGCCCGGCTGCTGATCGCCAGCGGCAAGGCTGAGCCGGCGCCAACGGTGCAGGATCCGGAGCCCACCCCCGCGCCGACGCGCACCCGCAAACCCCGCACCCGGACCCATGGCAGTTCATGAGCTCACGCTGGAGAAGCTCCAGCACTTCACCCTCCTGGCCACGACCACGATCACCGGCACCGGCAACCAGACCGGCGTGGACCTGGCCGGCTACGAGGGCGACGTGCAGATCATCCTGAGCGGCACCGCTGCCGGCGCAGGCGCTGATCTGACGTTCCGCATCGAGGAATCAGCCGATGATTCCAGCTACACCGCAGCGACCGGCGGCGGGTTCACCGCGATCGGCAACGCTGCTGCGAAGCAGGTGATCACGCTGAACAGCAACGACCTGAAGCGGTACATCCGCCTCAGCTGCACCGCTGAGACCGGCACCGCCTCGAGTGCCGTCACCTGCTTCGGCTACGGCCTGAAGAAGTACGGGTGACCTGCTGATGGCGTGGTCTGAGGATCCCACGGACTTCCTGCAAGACTTTGGCGTGACTGTCACGGCCGGAGCGGTGGAAGGTCTCGGGATCCTCGACACGCCTGGCGAGTATGTGGCCGACGGCCGCGTCATCACGACCGAGTACCTGCTCAGGGCTGAGGCGTCGAAGTTCGGCAGCCTGGCCTATGACGACTCGATCACGGTGGCCGGCACGGCCTACACCGTGAGGGAGCAGCCGCTGCTCGTGGACGACGGCACGTTCTGCCTGGTGCTGCTGACGAAAGCTGTTGTCGCGCTGTCGCGGCTGCTGCTTGAGGATGGATCGTTCCTGCTGCTGGAAGACGGCGGCTATCTGCTGTTGGAGGCGTAATGGCTGATCAGAAACTCTCACAGCTGACAGCGGCGACAACACCGCTCACCGGGACGGAGAGCCTGTATGCGGTGCAGTCCGGCAACAGCCGGAAGACCACGGCGCAGGCTGTCGCCAACCTGGCCCCGGGCACGAACCTGAGCTATACGGCCGGCACGCGGACGCTGGCCAGCTCAACCGGCGACGATGTGGTGCTGCCCGAGGCGACGACCTCAGCGGCTGGATTGGAGAGCGCGGCCGACAAGACGAAGCTTGACAGCATCACGGTGGACACCGCCACGGTGGTGCGGAAGTACGTCCGCAACAACTCGGGCGTGCCGATACCCAAGGGTGCGGCGGTCTACCAGACGGGCAGCAGTGGGACGACGCTGACCGTTGCGTTGGCTGATGCTTCGGCTGAGGCCACCGCTGCGCAGACACTGGGCCTGGCGCAGGAGGCCATCGCTCACAACTCGAACGGCTACATCGTGGCCGTGGGCCTGCTGGACGGGATCAGCACCGCAACCCTCACGGAAGGGCAGATCGTCTGGCTGAGTGAGACGGCGGGCGAGGGCACGACCACCAGGCCGACACAGCCGGCCCATGGTGTGGTGCTCGGCTACTGCGTGAAGCAGTCGGCCGGCACAGCCGGGATTCTCTACGTCAAGGTGGACAACGGCCTTGAGCTGGAGGAGCTTCACGATGTGCTGATCAGTGGGGCAGCCACAGATCAGGCGCTGGTGAGAGCCAGTGATGGGCTGTGGAAGAACAGGACGATCTACAGCAGCTCAACGCCGGCGGCCCTCGGTACGGCAGCAGTCGGCACTGGGTCAACGTTGGCGCGGGCTGATCACGTCCATGCGATGCCGAGCGCGGCGGATGTGGGCGCGGCAACCTCGAGCCACGTTCACGGCAACATCACGAACGCGGGCGCGATCGGCTCCACATCGGGGCTGCCTGTGCGGACCGGCACCGGCGGCGTGCTGGAGGCTGGATCGTTCGGCACCACCTCGGGCACGTTCGCGCAGGGCAATGATGCCCGGTTCCATGATGCCGTCAGCCTCGGTGCCAGCGTTGCGGATGTGCTGGACCTCACGGGACAGGTGCTCGCAGCCGATGACCCGGGCGCGGATCGGCTGGTCTTCTGGGATGACTCGGCCGGGAAGCTCACTCATCTCACCACCGACAGCGCACTGCTGATTGACGGCACGACGCTGCGGGCGCTGAGCACGCTGGTCATTCCGCTGACGGGCGAAGCTACAAGTCTCACGCAGGCAACGCTGCTGACGGTGCCGTGGTGGCCCGAGGCGCGAGTGCTGACGGCGCTGCCGGTGTGGATGCTCAACACTGCAGCGACAGGCAGCGCGGCGCAGTTCGACATCCGCGTGGGCGGCACCAGCATCTTCGCCACGCTGCCGACGATCGACGCCACCGAAGCCAGCACCGCCACGGCTGCCACTGCTGCGGTGTTCTCCACCGCGTTCATCAGCGGCGGGCAGCAGATCGCCCAGGGCTCCAGCGTCACATTCCACTGCACCCAAGTCGGCGCCACGGTGGCCGGTGCTGGGTTGAAGGTGGCACTGCCCAGCCGGAGGGCGAGCTGATGGAATGGTGGGGGCACTCGGGGATGTTTGGCGGCCAGACGCTATGGACCCCAGCCAACACCACGGAGGCGCTGTGGTTTGATGCTGCTGATTCCAGCACGATCACTACAGTCAGCGGCGCCATAAGCCAGTGGAACGACAAGAGCGGCAACGCGCGCAATATCACGCAAGGCACCGCCGCCAACAGGCCAGCACTCACGGCAAACGGCCTGAATAGTTTGGCGGTCGCTACGTTTGATGGCAGTAACGACATCCTGTCTACATCAAGTGCCGGCGCGATTGGCGTCCTCAATGTTTCAATCATTGCGCTATTTAGATACGTCAGCGCGAGCGGGGAGGACCTTCCCATGGGCCTGGGGCAAACTGCTGATGGATCCAAGATCCGGGCCTTCTACCGTGCAAGCGGCGGAACCACTCAAGGGTATGCCACCTGGTCCAATGACATCACCGCTTCAAGCCTGAGCACTGATACCGGCGGCGGCTTCCATATCTTTGAGGCGGTCCAGTCCAGCAATCAGGTCTCGCTGTGGCGCGACGGGAACGCAGATTCAGTCCTGCCAAGGACGCTGCCCACAACGCCACTGGCGATTCAGACGGATGCGTTCTCAATCGGCAGCCTCACTGGATCAGCAGTCGCCACGTATCAGGCCAACATTGCAGTGGCGGAAGTTCTGGTTTTCTACTCTGCAATCTCTACTGACATTCGCCAGCGATCAGAGGGCTACATGGCCCACAAGTGGGGCCTGACCGCCAACCTGCCGGCGGGCCATCCGTACAAGTCCGCTCCGCCCTACGTCTGATCCATGACCCGCCAGCTCTACCGCATCAGCGACGCCACCCTTTGGCCCTACCCCCGGCCGGATGACGGCCCCGTCGAGGGGCTGGATCGCACGGTCTACCGAGTCGTGGAGATCGTCCAGCTGCCCGAGCCGCAGCACGACCCGGCAACCGAGCAGCTCACGCCGACGGAGACGATCGACTGGCTGACCGATGCCCCGGATGCCACGGGAAAGGACGGCATCGTCTACCACTCCTGGGCCGTCTCCCCGATTGAGCCACCCCTACCACCACCGCCTGCCGCTGACTGGCTCGGGTTCGCCGGCTGGCTCTACGGGTTCGCTCCGATGGCGTCGGCAATGGCTGCAGCCCGTGCCAGTTCGGATCCTCTGGGTGAGCCTGCCACCACAGGCCTGCCCACCGCAATGGATGAGGCTCGGCTGCGCAACAACTCCCAGCCATTCGCCCTCAGCTGGGCGCAGTTCCTCGCCGCGTCCGCGCTGGCCCCGACCGATTTGGCCGAGATCGTCGCCAAGGCCCAGGCCTGCAACCTGCCGGCACCGTTCATCGCTGCCCTGTCCCCCGCGACCGCACCATGAGCAGCCGGCGAGAGCAGATCCTGGCGCACATCGCCACCACCCTCGGCAGCACCGCCGGGATCTCCACGGTCTACCGCAGCCGCATGGAGGCGTTCAGCCGGGACGAGGCGCCGGCCATGGTGGTGGAGCCGATCGGTGACAACGGCCGGCAATACAGCACCTGCAAGATCGACTGGACGCTACAGGTAGCGGTGGTCGTTCACACCCGCGGCGCCGTGTCTGACACCCTGGCGGATCCGATCATCGTGTCCGCGCACAACCTGCTGATGGCTGACCGCACGCTCGGCGGCCTGGCGATCGACATCATGCCGACCGCGACGGACTGGCAGCGCGACAAGGCAGACCTGGCATCCCTGTGGATGGTGAACAGCTACGAGGTGCGCTACCGCACGGCAGCGGCTGACCTTGAAGCGGCCTGACCCTACAATGATCTGAGCACCTGCTGACCCTATGGCCCGCTGTGAGATCAAGCCCCCGGCACCTCCGGCACCACCGGCTGAGGGCGGCACCTATGTCGTGGAGAGCGGTGCGTTGAAATGCACCCAGCGCACGGCGCAGCCTGGTGAGCCACCGGCCACGGCCGACCCCGACCCCACCCCCGAGGATTGACCCATGGCCCTGTGGCGCAACCGACTGGCCCTCGTCAAGAGCGAGGACACCTACGGCACCAGCTCCAGCCCTGCCGCGACTGATGCGCTCCTGTTCACCGAGCTTGACGTTGAGCCGCTGGCGCTGGAGCTGATTGAGCGCGAGACGATCCAGTCGTACATGGGCAACCGACCCAGCGTGGTGGGTCAGCGGTCGGTGCCGGTGAAGGCCACCGTAGAGGCGGCCGGCAGTGGCACCCTCGGCGCCGCCCCGCGCTACGGCCCGCTGCTCAAGGCGGCCGGCCTGAGCGAGACCGTATCTGCTGACACGAGCGTGACCTATGCGCCGGTCAACTCGGGCTTCAGCAGCTACACGATGGACTTCTACGCCGACAACGGCAGCCGGCAGGCGATCACCGGGATTCGCGGTGGCGCGGAGCTGAGCATGGCGGTGGGCGAGATCCCGACGATCGCGTTCGATCAGATGGGGATCTTCGCTGCACCCGGTGCGCTTAGCCGGCCAACCGAGACCTACAGCGCGCAGGCCAGCCCGCTGGCGGTGAACGCCGACAACACCACGGCGGTTTCGGTGCACGGGTTCTCCGCGTGCATGACCTCGTTCTCCCTGAACCTGGGCGTGGAAATGACCTTCGAGCAGAAGGCCGGCTGCACCAAACAGGTGCGGATCACGGACCGGAAGCCGACCGGGTCGATCACCATTGAGCTGCCCGGCATCGCCACGAAGGACTTTCTGGCCATTGCCAGCGCGCAGACTGCGGGCGCGCTGAGCTGGGTGCATGGCGGCACGGCCGGCAACATCCTCACCTTCTCCGCCAGCTCGGTGGCGTTCGACTCGCCAACGTTCGAGGACGGCGACAGCGTGACCCACATCACCCTGCCGTTCCGCCTCTTGGGGAACACCACCTGGACCCTCGCCTTCACCTGAGCCCGCATGGCCTTCATCCTTGAGCAGTCGCCTACCTTCTCCTGGCCGATCACGATCCGCGAGGTGACGGACGGCGGACGCCATCGCACGCACCAGTTCGAGGCGGTCTACCGGCGACTGCCGGCCAGCCGGATGGAGGAGGTTCAGCTGGCATATCAGCGCATCAAGGCCGCGGCGGCACGGGATCAGGTCGTGGACGCCATCCCTACCCGTGAGATCGCGGCCGAGATCCTGGCCGGCTGGCGTGGTATCACGGACGCTGAGGGCGCCGAGGTGGAATACAGCCCGGCCAGCAAGGCGCAGCTGCTGGAGGTGGCGACCGTGGCTGATGTGCTGGTGGCGACGTTCTTCGAAGCGCACGACAAGGCGCGGGCAAAAAACTGATCGGGGCTGTCGATCACCTCTTCCGGGGGAAAGGATCGACGGCCCAGCTGGAGCAGGACGCGGCAGCCTACGGGATCATCCTGGAGGATCACCACCTGCGGCCGGCGGACTTCAGGTTGTGGGCTGAGCTGTGGCCGGCGGTGATGCTCTTCATGCGCTGCCAGACGCAGTGGCGCGCAACCTCCGGCGGTGTGCTCGGACTGGATTATGGGGTGCTGCTCCAGCTGGCGCCGGTCTACGGGGTGGAGGTGAATGCTGCGATGATGGATGACATCCAGGCGATGGAGCTCCACGCCCGTGAGCAGCTGAACCGGAGGCGATGAGATGGCGGTGATGGATGCGCTGCTGCGGATCAAGGCCGCGGTGACCGGTGAGGATCAGATCAGCGGACTTGGGCGTGCGCTCGGTGGGCTGAACAAGACGGCCGGATCCGTCACGGGTGGGTTGAAGGGTATCGGCGGCGCGACGGGCGGCCTGCTGGGCCCACTGAGTGCGCTGACGGGACTCCTGTCTGGGGCGGGCCTGGTTGCGATGGCGAAGGGTGCGATCGACGCGGCCGACAACATGAACGACCTGTCACAGAAGACAGGCGTGAGTGTGGAGCAGCTGAGCCGGTTCGAGCAGGCGGCGAACATGAGCGGCGCCACCATCGAGGATGTGGGCAAGGCGCTCACCAGACTTGCCGTCAACGTCTCCAAGTCGGTGGCCGACTCGGCCGATGCGGCAGGCGAGAGCGCGGAAGAAATCAAAGAGCGGGTGAAGCGGGAGACGGATGAGGCTGTGGAGGTGGTGAGGCGCAACGCTGACCGCCAGGTGGACGCGATCAAGGAGGGCGAACGGAAGCAGGTCGATGCGGTAAAGGATGCGGGCGACAAGCGTATTGCAGCGATCGAACGTGAATCTGATGCGCGCATGTCAGAGCTGAGCCGCCGCTACCGGCAGGAAGAGAAGCTCCTGAATGACAAGTACGAGGACGAGGCTGACCGGCAGGAAGAGGCAGCAGACGATGAGCAGAAGAAACTAGAGCGTGCGCTACAGAAGCGATACGAGAAACGAATTGAAGGAATCCAGGAAGACGCCCGGCTGGATCAGCAGCGGAAGAAGCAACTGGTAGAGAGCATCCAAGATGAACGGGATGCCGAACTGGAGGCGCTGCGGGATCGGTTTGAGAAGGCGGCCAAGTTGCGGCAGCGTGCGCTGCGGGATCAGGAGGATACGGCACGCGACCTGCTGGACCAGCGGCGGAAGCGCGAGGAAGAGCAGCTCAAGGCAGGGTTTGACGCGCAGAAAAAGATTGTTGAGAAAGGCGTAGATGAACAACGCAAGAGCATTGAGAAGTCCGCCAACCTCAGCGCGGAGGCGGTGAAGGCCGCAGCTGAGAAAACTGCCGATTCAATCAAGAAAGCAGCAGAAGCACCGGGCGAGCTGTCTGCAGAGATGGAAGAGCTGGGACTGACCGGCAAGGGTGCATCCAAGGCGTTCGCGGAGCTTGGCATTGCGCTCACCGATTCGGCCGGCAAGATGCGCCCACTGGATCAGATCATGCTGGACCTTGCGGATCGGTTCTCACAGATGCCCGACGGCGGGCGGAAGGTTGAGCTGGCCAATGCCATCGCGGGCAAGTCGATGGTGAAACTGATCCCGATGCTGAACGGCGGGCGCGAATCCATCGAACGGCTGAAGGCATTGATGGGCACGGACTTCGCCCAGGCCGCGGATGGCTTCAACGACAAGATGAACGGCGTCGGGGTGCAGATGCAGATCCTCGGCGTAGCCGTCGGCACCAAGCTGATGCCGGCCCTGAACAAGCTGGCAGATGTGGTGATCGGCGTGGCAGACGCCTTCGGCAAGATGCCCGGCTGGCTGCAAGGCACGGTGTTGATCGTCGGCGGACTGGTGATCGCCTTCGCAGCACTGGCCCCGGCAATCGTTGCGGTCGTGACCCTGCTCGGCGGGATCTCCGCGTGGTTCGCGGGGCTGAGCATCATGGCCACCATCGCCGGTTGGGCGCCGGCACTGATCGCCCCGTTTGCCGGCCTACTCACCTGGCTGACGACGGTGTTTCTGCCAGGCCTGCTGTTCATCTTCGGCCCCGCTGGCCTGGTCTTCCTTGCCATCGCCGCACTGGTGGCGCTGATCGTTGGCGTGAAGTTCCGAGAGCCGATCCTGAAGTTCCTCGGCTGGGTGGGCGAGACGGTGGTCAATGCAATGAAGCTCCTGCTGCAAGGGGCATACACGGTGCTGGCGAAACCGTGGGTCGATCTGTTCAATGTGGTGATGCGTGTGCCGATCACCGGGATGATCGACTGGCTGAAGGCCACATGGAACAACGCCATCACGTTCATCGGCAATGCGCTCCGCGCCGTGGCCCGTGCGGCCGAGGCCCCCTTCCTGGCGGTGATCAACATCGTGCGCAGCCTGTTCAACAGCGTCCTGAGCTTCATCGCCCAAGGCGTCAACGGCGCGATCGGTGCGATCAACGTCCTGATCGCCGGCTACAACCGTCTCCCTACCCCTGACCTGCCGCTGATCCCACAGATCAGCGTGCCCCAGTTCGCGGAAGGCGGCGTCGTGGATCGCCCCACCCTCGCGATGGTGGGCGAAGGCGGGGAGCGGGAATACATCATCCCCGAATCCAAGATGGGCGCAGCATCTGCCGCCTACCTCGCCGGCACCCGCGGCGCTGGCGTCATCACCGGGGCAGCCGGGCCCGCTGTGATCAACGTCACCACCGGCCCGGTCATGCAGCAGGACGGTCAGCAGTGGGTCACCATGCGCGACCTTGAGCGGGCGATGCGCGCCACTGAAGCCGGCACCCTCGCACGCATCCGCACACCAGCCGGCCGGAGTGCCTTGGGGATCCGATGAGCACGATCGCTCAGGCGCAGTTCCTGCGCATCTACACCCCGGCCGGCTCCACTCTCCACCGCTGGCAGTCCTACTTCACCAGCTCCACGGTGTCGCTCGACGGTGGCGAGTGGATCTCGCAGGCGTTCGAGTCGAGCGGCATCACCGCCGGGCAGACCGGTGATGAGGGCGGCGTCACCCTTACCCTGCCGGCCATCCCGCGCGTGGTTGATGCGGTGTTCGCGGCGATCGCCGGCCAGCACCTCTGGGAGCTGACCGTCTACCAGTTCACTCCAGGCGCTTTCAACGAGCGCACGATCGCGGCCACCTTCACCGGTGTGATCGTCAACAGCTCGGCCACCATCACCGCCATCACCCTGGAGCTGGGGTCCGCCTTGGAGCCGGTCGGTGCGCAGATCCCCCCGCGCACGATGACCACTAGGCTGATCGGCAAGGGGTGCCGGCTATGAGCGGACTGGTCAGCAGCGATCCTCTGGCGCTCCTGTCGATTGAGGCGGGCCTGATCCGACCGCCGCTGGCCGATGCTGCGGCCGAGGGCGACAGCCAGCTGGACAGCCCGCAGCGTGCCGCGATCCTGGGTGAACCGGTGCCGATCGTGTTCTGCCGGCGGGATGAGACGGCCGGCAGCGGCGGCGTGCTGATCTCGCCCCCGGCCACCGAGGCGCGGTTCTCGAACGACGCCAGCAATGCGGTAACGGCCTCCTACCACCTGGTCCTGTCTGAGGGTTACATCGGCTCGATCCAGGTGCGGGACGTCTTTCAGAGATCCTGCCGGGTCGGCACCCACACCCAGACCTACGACCGCCGCGCAGGCAGCTGGACCCCGGGGAACTACATCACCGCTCAGGCCGGCTACACCATGCCGGAGTGCCCGTACTACTGCGGCACGGTCGGGGTCTACTCAGGCATGAGCACCCTGTCCTTCACGGTCACGATCCCGGACGGGTTCGACCTGTGGAATCGACAGGTGCACGCGTTCATCCGCAACGGGATGCACGTCACCCGTCTGTTGGATGGTGTCTTCGGCCCGTCGAACAACTTCGCGGACCTGGTCAACTGGGCCCTGGTGAACTGCGCCAGGCTGCCCGCCAGCCAGATCGACCCCACCAGCCTGCAGGCCGCGGCGCGGTTCCTGGCGGCGAACAGCTTCAACTGTGACATCGCCATCACGCAGAGCCAGAACCTGGGTGATCTGCTGGCGGGCATGGCCCCGTACTTCCTGCTGGCGGAGACGCGGAGCCAGGGGCGGCGGGGCCTCCGGCCGCTGCTGCCGGTGAACGGCGACGGGACGATCAGGACGACGGCCGTTTCCTGGGTGGCGACCTTCACCGAGGATCACATCCTGCCGGACGGGTTCGAGATCACCTTCAGCCCGCCGGCTGATCGGCGGCCGTTCTGCTGCCAGACCATCTGGCGGCAGCAGCTCACAGACGACGTCGGCATCATCCGCACGAGCGAGGTGCGGTACACGGGCGAAGCGACGGACGGGCCCTATGAACAGCACGACCTGAGCGCGTTCTGCACCCGCGAGAACCATGCCGTCAAGGTCGGCGCGTACATCAGAGCCAGGCGGCAGTTCATCACCCACAGCGCCCGGGCCCAGTGCCGCAGTGTGGACTTCCCCCCCAACCTGGCGCCTGGTGACATCATCCGGGTGACGCTGCAGCGGACGCCAAGCGACGGGGCAGCCTCTGCGCACGACTACCTGTACCAGGTGGACAGGATCAGCAAGAGCGCGGCGGGCGATG